GTCGAATGCCGCGACGCCCTGCGGGAATACGAACGTGACGACGAAGTAGCCTGCATCCGTCACGGTATCGACCTGATGCCACGCGCCGTCACTCAATTGCAGGTTGTATTGGTCGTCGTGACGCGCGCCCCAATACCATGCGAGACCCGGCGTCCTGGTGTTGCGGTGGACGTAGTAGCTCGCGTTCTGGAAATAGCTGATGTGGCTCGCGCCGATGCGAACGTCGCTCACTTCGTAGTCGCCCGCGCCGATGTCGTAGAGCGTCGTCATGTATTGATCGTCGCCGTAGACTTCCACGATGGGACGACCGACGACGACCGGCCAGACGCGATGCGTGCCGAATACGCGGCGCACCGGCCCGAACGGATCGAGGACGTTACTTTGCCCCTGCAGCGAGTAGGTCGGCGACGCGGACGCGCTGCTGGTGGATGCGCTCGCCGCCGAGATCGACGGCGTCGAGGGCTTGAAGAGCGCGCCCAATGCGAGGTTCGCCGCCATGCCGATCGCCCCGCTCAGCGCCGCCGTGTAGGTGACGCCGAAGGCGATCGTCGCTCCTCCGGCGTAGGCCGTTCCCGCGAGCAGCGCGCCCGCCACATACGGCGCGACGACGGCAATCGCAATCGAGGCGATCAGCGCAAGCGCGTTCTTTTTACCGCCACCGCCCTTGCCCGGGACGATGGCGACGATGACCGTCGCGTGTGCCTTCGGCGTGACGCTCGGCCACCACTCGCGCGGGATCTCGACGCCGTTCACCGCGACGACGATGAACTCCGCGTCGATCGACGGGGCGAAAGCCTCGACCAGTTGCGCACAGGTCATGCCCTCCTCGGCGAAGCCTCTCGAGCGACGCTTGTCGAGCCGCTGCGTTAGAACTTCCACCGATAGGCTCCGTAGAAGCGATCGCGCCAGCGCACTGACCCTATCGGCTCGATGACCGAGCCGTGTCCCTCGTCCGTGTGCAGCATGCGCCCGCCGTCCAGGAAAATCCCCGTGTGCCAGGGCGCGCGCGTGATGCGGAATACCAGCACGTCGCCAAAGAGCGGCGGATCGACCGCCACCCAGTCGGGGATCGCGCGCACGATGGCGCCGCTCGCTTCCTCGAAGCTCAAAGAGGAGCGGTAGAACGCCATGTAATCGGGGATCGTCTTGCCGAGCTCCTCGCGGTAGAAGAAGCGCACCAGTTGCCAGCAGTCGAGGCCGCGCGCGGGATCGGCTCCCTTGTCCACGTAAGGAATGCCGACGTATTGACTGAGATCGCGCATCACGCGAAGACGCTCGGAAACTGCGCCGGGTCGTAGCTGTCGGCGGGATAAGGCGCGTTCAAGAGATCGCCCGAGATCAACCGCCCGCTGATCGACTGCATGTCGTAGCTGATGTCGATGATCTGCAGGTCCTCGAGCCGCATCTCGATCACGTCGGGCTGAGTGCTGAGAACCAGGTAGAGATTGATCGAGGGCGCACTCGGTAGCCCGCGGATGACCTCGATCAGCATCCGGTCGACGTTGTCGAACTTGACCTCGACGCTCGGGATGGTCTGCCCGTCATCGACGGCGAGCGTCAATTCGAACGGATACGCGGTCCAGAGATTGCCGAGCGCAACCACGTTTTGGGTGTTGTTGACGAACAGATACGGCGTGGGCAATTCCGGATGATGAATGCTAATCAGGAAAAACCACGCGCTGCCGGTCTGGAGTGCATTAAGCGATGCGACCGCCTGCCCGGATAGCGTCCTCACGGCAGCGCTTCCAGCCGGAACGCCGCGCGCCAGGCGATGCCGAGCGCGGAGAACTGCGGCGGCGCGGCGAAGCGAAAGGAGGTCTGCACCCCGGTGATCGGGTGCGGCATCAGGATCGTGTCGGTGCCGCCCTGGCAGATGATGTAGTAGAAGTCGCGGAGCTTCTGATACTCGGCGGCGTTCCGCAGCACGATCGAGCACTCGTAGGTGCGCACCGGGTTGATGAATCGCCGGCGCACCTTGGGCGGGCCGGTGTCCATGTCGGTGCGGATGGTGACTTCCTGCGGCGTCTCGCTGAACGCGTCGGAGGTGAACGCCTTGCTGATCTCGGGGGGCCAGGGGTTATTGGGCATCAGCGCGCTCCCTGGCGGTTCAGTCCGTAGGTCGTGCCCATCACGCCGTCGAACGCGCCCGAGCGGAATCCCGCGCTGACGGCGTCCTTGACCATCAACTCGATGATTCGCCGGCCGTTAACGTCGCTCCGCGTCTGCGTCGTCACTTCCGCCTTGGACTCGTTGTAAACATTGACGATGACGCCCGAGCCGCTCGCGTCCACGCCGAGCGAGCCGTCGGCCCCGCGTTTCAACGGCATGATCGCTTCCGGCCCCGCCTCGGCGAATACGCCGGCGCCCTGCGCGAACTTGAAAAGACGCGGGCTGTCGTAGACCCCGCCCGAGTAGCGCGAGAGCGAGGCCGAGTTGTAGACCCCGCCGAGCGCACTCGGCGTCAACATGCCGCCGGCGCCCCCTTTGATCCAGCCCTTGAATCCGGCCATCAGCGGCTCGATCAAGAGCATCTGCGTTGCCATCTTTGCCAGGTCTCGCAGGATCGAGGTCGCCATGTCGCTGAACGACTTCTTCGCGTCGTCCGCCCCGCTCGCGAAGTCGACCAGGGAATCGCTGATGGACTTCGCGTAGCCGTCCACCTTGTCGGCGAGCGTCTCGAGCATCCGTTCCATGTCGCTCGTGGTCTTGGTCGTCTCGCGCGTGATGCGGTTTATCCGGTCGAGTCCGTTCTCATACATCTGCAGCGTGATCTCGCCGTTGAAGTAAGCCTCATCGAGGAGTGTCGTCAGTTCGATCAGCTTCACCACGCCGGCCGCGCCCGTGAGCTCGTCGAGCGTCCTCTTCCGTTTCTCCTCCTCGATCCGCATCGCCTCGGTGCCGCTCTTGCCGTCGTTCAGCGCGAGGCCCAGCTCGCGCTCGGCAGCGATCTGCAGGTCGATGCTCTCGACGAGCGACCTGATGCCCTCCTCGCGCTCCCTCCTCTGCCGCTCCGCTTCCTTTCTCGCTTCCTCTGCCGCCTTCCTGGCCGCGTCACCGCTTCCCGGCTTCCTGAAGTCGAGTTCCTTATCGCCCGTTTCCATGCCGCGCGTATCGCGGCGCTGATGCGGCGGCAGGAGCGCGAGCGCCTGCTCCTGCGACTGCATCTTGAGGAATTCAATCTGCCGCTTGATCGCTGCGTTCTGCGCCTCGTAGGCAGGAATTACGCCCGCTCGCCCCTGCGAGATGGCTTTCGCCATCAGTTGTTGATTCTTCTCCAGACGCTCGTTCAGCGACTTGATGTTCTCCTGCGGATTCTTGAACGGGTTGATCGTGCCGAACTCGAACAGCGATCGCCAGAAACCGCCAGAGATTTGGATGCCTTTCTGCATCTCGTCGGTCGCCTTTTGCAGCATCGGGATCAATTCGCGCGCGAGCGCCTGCGCGCCCTCGATCCACGAGTTCTCCAGACGGCGCATCGACTTCTGCAATTCCTCCGCGGCCGCCGCCTGCTCTTTCGTCACCTTCGCGGTCACGCCCTGCTCGGTCGCCAGGTCGCGCATGAAAGGCAGCGCTTCCTGCGCGCTCTTACCCGTGAGCGCCATGATCGCCGCCGTCTTGGCCCCGCTGTCCGCGAACTGGTTGAACGCGAGGGCGACCTGCTTCATGGCATCGGCCGGGTCCATCGCGCGCAGTTCCGCGACCGAGAGGCCGACCGCCTTCAGCGCAGCGGCGCCGGCCTTGCCTTCCTCGTCGGACTCGTGCAGTGCCTTGTTGAGCTTCACCAGGAAGTCCTCGACGACGCCCATGTCGGTGCCCGATATGCGCGCGACCTGCTGGAGCACCGACAGGTTCTCCACGCTCGCGCCGGTTTTCTCTGAGAGGTCGTCGAGCGCCGCCGCAGCGTCGATGCTCTTATTCACAAACGCAGTCAACGCGCCGACGGAGAGCGCGGGGAGGAGCGCCAGGGCAAAGCCCTGGACCGCGTTCGTCATGGCGGAAATCTGCTTCTCTATCGCCCCGGTGGACGACTGCAGCTTCTTCAGCTGCGCGAGGGAGTCCTGCGCGAGCTTTACCTGGAGCTCGTAGATCCGGGTCGTGGTCTCGGCCATCAGTGCCCCCGCCCGCGCACTTTCATGCAGACCTTGATCGCCGGTATCCGGTCGACGCTAGTGCGCCCGCCCACGTTGAGATTCGACACCTGGACGTAGATGTCCTTCACGTCCAGGCTCGGGTAGCGCCGCTGCACCTGCTTCGCGCTCGTCTCGAATACGGATTTCGAGACCATGCGCACCTTGCCCGTGCCCCTTTCATAGCGCCGCTTCTTGTCGCGCGAGCGGCGCATGCCGCGCTCGCCGCTCTTCGTGAGCCACTGCCACTTGCGCACATGCACGATCGGGAGCGCTACGTAGAGATCGAGCGCGGCAGGATTCTGCACCGACATGGCAATCGCCCGCGGCTCACCCGGCGTGATCCCTCGTTCCTTGCCGATGCTGTAGTAGAACTTGAGCGCGCCAAGCGTTGCGCCGGTCACGCGCCGCCCGTTCGCCATCAGGGCCTCGCGCGCGGCTATCGTGGCATTGGCGAGCGCCTGGCGGTCGGCGAACCACACGCGCACCGAGCGCTCGACCTCTTCGATGTCCTTCCCGCGCCGGCCGTCCACGAGCATGCCGGTCGGCTTGTTGCCCATGTCGGACTGCGCGGCGACCTCCTGCAGCGCGATCGTGCGCAGGACGTGTCTGTAGTCGCGCTCGGCGACCTGCAGGATGTCCTTGTAGACCAAGCCGCGCTGCGCCGAGCTAATTACGGGGATTGCCGCTACCGCGGGGAGTGCTTGCACGCTTTGCCTTCCTCAGTTGTTTCTGGTGATCCTCAAGCATCGACGCCGCGCGCCGCAGCACCGGCAGCAACCATTCGAGTTCTATCCCGTAGTAGTCACCCCACTCGCGGATCGGCATCCACTCGACGTTGCCGCCAAGGTCGCGCCACGCATCGAGCGCCGGCACGAGCCACAGCGGCACATCCGGGCGCGCCTCGAGCGCCGGCACTCTCTTGCCGCGCGCTTGCGCCTTCTCCAGTTCTTCAATGTGTTCGCCATATTGCTCATGCCAGATCAGGATTTTCCCAACTGCTCGCCGTCCTCCCGCACGGTCACGAGCCGGAAGCGCGCCTCGTCGAGCGCGGCCTCCTTGATCCTTTCCCAGATCCTCGGACAATCCTGCATCAGCTCGATGCAGTTCTGACGGTTGAATTCCAGCGGCTGGTCGTGGCCGTTGGTGACGTTGCGCCAGCCGATGATCACGCTCTCCGCGAACGCCTCGATCAGGATGTCCTCGATCACCGCGTGCGCCCGCGCGCCGCCGGCGTTCAACTCGGCCCGGCGCTTGTCCGCGGCGAGCGCTCTCGCATAGTTGTATTGGCGATTGATCTCGAGCGACGAGCGGACGATGAACTCCCACTCGTCGAACTGGACGACCGCGCCCGCCTTTTCGGCCTCGCGGTCAACGCCATACTTGTCGCGCGGATTGCTCATGCGGTAGCGAATTGCACCTGCAACTCGGGCTGGACTGTCGCAGCAGTGACGATGCTCGCTCCGCGCGTGACCTTGACCGTGCATTGCTCGGTCTCGTCGTAGAGCGCCTGCACTTCCATTGCGACCGTCACGTCGGTGTCGGTGCCCGGTGCCGTGACCGGCGCGGCAGTCATCTTGCAGCGCGGGAAGTCGAAGAGATATTCCAGCACGCCCGCCGCATCGTTCAACTGGACCGAGACCGGAAATTCCGACTGGTCGATCAACGCCTGGACCGGCTCATTAGTGGCGTAGTAGAGCGTCGCGCTGATCGTCGCGTTCAAGCGCCCGCGCACGGTCTCTTTCGTCCCGAGCGTGCCGATGCATTGGATGGAACGCGAGTTGGAATCGAAGCTCATCTCCACCGCGTTGAAGCACGCCGTTGCCGCGATACCGCCCATCGAGACGACGACATTCTGCGGCACCAGCACCGGCTCGACGCCGGGGTCGGGATAGGTCGCGCCCGTGATGATCGTGCTCCCGAGCGTGAGTTCGCCGCCGATCGTGCCCACGCTCCCGGTGATCGGTTCGGCCGGCGCGATCGAGATCGTCATCGTGGCGAACGCGGTCTTGTCGAAGCGGTGATAGGAGTCCGTGCCCGCCGTCGGAATGTCGGGGAAGGTCTTCTCGAGCAGATACTGGCGCAGCGTCGAGCCGTTCTTGAGCACGTCCGCGGTCCACGCGCCGCCGAGCACGGCTTGCAGATACGCCTCGAACGCATCATGGTCGGACAACTCCAGCGACAGGTCGCCGGTCGACTCCCCGCCCGTCAGGATGGAATCGCGGATGTTGCCGCTCGCGTCGAACTCCTGCGAGGTCGTCACGGTCGGCGCGAAGGCGACGCCCTCGCCCGTCAAACGCGCGACGGTGAATACCGGGGTGGCGGGCACGGCGGGCGGCGCACCGGTCATTTCGACGAATGCAACTCTTACCAGGTCAGCGGCGAGGGGCATGATGGAGCTCCTATACGTAGTAGTCGTGCGCAAACGCGAAATCGACGGCACAGATGAGCCATCTGCCATCAGAGAAATCGGACGGCGCGGGCGGGATCGCGCCCATGACGCGAATCCCGTTCATGCGAAATCTGCGGAAGTGCGCGAGGACCGCGCTCGCCTGGTCGATGATCGCGACCTCGCCGGCGCCGGTCTTGCCGACGACGTAGACGCGGAACGTGCCCATTTCGCGACAGCAGGTCGGCGTGCCGATGGCGACCGCGTTGTCCGAGATCGGAATGAAGTCCGTCGTGGCCCACAGGTCGGGCAGCAGCGTGTTGTCCACGCGCACGCCCAGGGTGTCGTACTGCGGCAGCGCCGGGAAGGCGGCGGCGAGTTCGGCGCGGAAGGCGATACGTGCGGTGGCCGAGCTCATCAGTTGCCCCGGATGGAAGCGATCAGGAGCGGCAAGTGGTCTTCCGCCGTCACCGGATGCACTTCGAGGATCGTGTAGATGCGCTTGAACCCGTCGACATCAAGAGTCAGCGTGTCGAATTGCTGCGGCATCCGATTGGGCGCAACGAAGTCACCCGGCGATAGCACCGCCTTGGCGCTCTCGCTGTTCAAGTCCTGCAAGAGAGCCGCCGGGTCGGTGTCGCGATAGATGTAGGTTTTCAGCAGGCGCCCGCTCGCAGCGCCCTGCTCGGTAAATGTGACCGTCGAGCCGGCGAACGCGATCAGCTCGCGCGCGCGCGCCTTGATCTCGTTCCAATCGATCGCCGGGAGCGCCATCAGACGTAGTCCTTCACCCGGTAGCCCTCGAGCGTGTAGAGGTAGGGCGCGAGGAGCGGGGGCACGCTGCTGGTGTCGTAGCTCGAGCGCGCCGCGGTGCCCGTGTCGAAGGCGACGGTCAACGCCCCCGAGCCCAGGCCGAGGCTCTTAAGCGGCGCGCCCCCGCCGCTGCTGGAACTCGACCCGGCATAGGACACGCCCGCGAGATCGGCGCTGCAGCGCGCGAAGGCGAGCGCCAGATCGGCGGGCACCTCGTCCTCGGGATAACCGCCCGAGTAGGTGACGCGCGCGAAGCCGCCCCACCAGGTACCCCAGCCCGGTCCCGTGTAGGGACGGCCTCCATACGGCCACGTCGAATACGGATAGATGAAGCCGCGCGCCTGGTCGAGTTGCGGCGGAACGGGCGCCGGATCGAGCGCGGCGCCGTCGATCGCGAGCTCCACGACCGCATCGACCGGAAACCGGAAGAGCGGCAGGCGCTCGACCGCGACGATGCGGCTCTCCTCCACGACCGGGTCCACGTAGGCGAGCCCGCGCCTGCAGTGGTTCTCGAAATACGCAGTGATGACCGGCAGCGCCGCGGTAAGCGCGTCGTCCTCGTCGGTGCCGCTGATCCCGAGGAGCACCTTCACCATCTCGAGCGGGAGCAGAA